CAAGAGGAACTAAAAGATATCCTTTTGGAAGCAGTTCGTGCCCCTAAAGCACCAATTCAGGAAGCTTACCAAATGCATCCTGTAACTGTTAATGCAACTACTACTCAAGTTCCACAAAAATCCTCAGCTGAAAAAAGAGCTATGATGGAAAGTATTATGGGTGATATGAGAAGAGGACAAGATACTTTTTCATTTAACTCAGCTGATGCTAGAGGAATGGGTATAACTACTAATACTTTACAAGTAACCCCAGGTATGAATACTACAGGAGATGGGTCAAAATTACCTGAGGGAAATGTAGGTTTAGATATGATTATGGGTCTAATGAAGGGAGGTAAATAATGGCATTTGGAGCACAAAAGATATTCCCAATTGATACCAAGCCTGGAACGGCTGTTGGTGTTGCTATACCTTTTAATGCTCCAGGTGTATTTTATTCTACCTATACTACAAAAGATGCCGTTAGAAATAATTTACTAAATTTCTTTTTAACAGATCCCCCTGAAAGATATTTAAATCCATCTTTTGGAGCGGGGTTAAGGGCTTTTGTTTTTGAGCAGATTACTACAGGTAATTTAGATGGTCTTAAAGAAAAAATTCAATTCCAACTTAATCAATATTTTCCTAGTGTTATAGTTGCGAGTTTAGAAATCCTTCAAAATCCTGATTATAATTCTATAACTGTAATTCTTAAATATACTGTACAAGACACAGTTATATCAGATGAAATCCAAATAACTTTTGACTAATGGCTGTAAGACGTAATATACAATACTTAAACAAGGATTTTACCGAGTTAAGAGCGAGTTTAATTAACTACGCTCGTACTTATTTTCCTACAACATATAACGATTTCTCTCCATCATCACCAGGTATGATGTTTATGGAAATGGCAGCTTATGTAGGTGATGTTATGTCTTTTTATTTGGATAATCAAATTCAAGAAACATATTTACAATATGCCCGCCAAACAAATAATTTGTATGAGTTAGCTTATATGTTTGGTTACAAACCAAATGTAACTCAAGTCGCTACAGTTAATATTGAATTTTATCAACAAGTCCCAGCTTTGGGTTCCCCAGGCTCTCAATCTCCTGATTTTAGTTATGCTTTATACATCCCTAATAATACTATTGTAACGTCAACAGCTTCAGGAAGTATTTCTTTTTTAATAGAAGACCCTGTTGATTTTAGTGTTTCTTCTTCAGGAGACCCTACTGAAGTAACTGTATATCAAGTTACAGGAGGAAATAATATTCAGTATTTCTTATTAAGAAAAACACGTAAAGCTATTTCGGCTACGATTAATACTACTACTTTTTCGTTTGGTACTCCCGAACAATTTGCTACGGTTGTCATTAATTCTTCTAATATAATAGGTATTTTAGATATAGTAGATTCAGATGGTAATACTTGGTATGAAGTAGATTATTTAGCTCAAGATACAGTTTATGATTCTATTAAAAATACTAATGTAAATGATCCTAATTTATCACAATATCAAGGTGATACACCCTTTCTTTTACAATTAAAACAAGTACAAACACGTTTTGTTACTCGTTTCTTAAATAGTACTACTCTTCAACTACAATTTGGTGCCGGTACTTCAGCTGATACCGATGAAGAAATTTTACCTAATCCTGATAATGTTGGTTTAGGGTTACCATTTGAAATAGATAAGCTTACAGCAGCATTTTCCCCTTCAAACTTTGTATTTACTAAAACTTATGGTATAGCTCCGTCAAATACCACTTTAACAGTGAGATATTTAACTGGTGGTGGGGTTAGTGCAAATGTACCTGCTAATACAATTACATCAATTGCAAGCGGTGTTTCTCAATTCTTAAATAATAATTTAGTAGCTAATACTGCCAATTATATATTTGGAACTTTAGCTGTTAATAATTTAACAGCAGCTGATGGTGGGGGTGATGGAGATACAACTGAAGAATTAAGACAAAATGCCTCAGCAAATTTTGCAACACAATTACGTAACGTAACTCAAGATGACTATTTAGTAAGAGCATTATCTATGCCTGCTAGATATGGTGTTATATCTAAAGCTTATATTGAACCTACAAAAGCAACTAATGTAGCTACAGGAACAGCTTCAGGGGAAGCAGCTTCAATACTTGATTTATATGTTCTTTCATTTGATAACTCTTCCAAATTAAGAACAGCTTCAGTAGCTCTTAAACAAAATTTGTCTACTTATCTTTCTCAATATAGAATGGTAAATGATTCTATTAATATTAAGGATGCCTTTATAGTTAATATCGGAATTAATTTTGATATTATAGTACTTCCTAATTTTAATTCAAATGAAGTGCTTACAAGATGTATTATAGCTTTACAAGATTTTTTTGCTATTAAAAATTGGCAGATTAATGAACCTATTATTTTAAGAGATTTGTATGTTATTTTAGATGAGATTGAAGGAGTTCAAACTGTAAAAAATATAGTTATATCAAATAAAGTAGGAACAGCTTTAGGATATTCTCAATATGCTTATGATATAGTAGGAGCTACAATTAATAATGTAGTTTACCCATCACTAGATCCATGTATTTTTGAAGTAAAATATCTTAACACAGACATTCAAGGTAGAGTAGTACCATTATAAGATTATGGCAATATATAGAATATTCCCCACACAAGACGCTACCCTATATTCTCTATTCCCTAGTATGAATACTGGGTTAGATGAGATTGTAGAAGCCACTACTACAACATTTGCATTTTCACCTCCTAACCCTCAGGTTAGTAGATTTGTAATGCAATTTTCTCAGACTGAGATTAATGATGTTTTTAATGAATTTAATTTAACAGGTAGTAGTTGGGATTCTTATCTTAATTGTTATATTGCTAATGTTTCCGGATTAGGCACCGCTTCAGTAGTAGAAGCTTGGCCTTTAGCTAAATCTTGGAACATGGGTACTGGTAAGTATCTTGATAGCCCTATTACTTCAGATGGTTGTAGTTGGCAGTTTAATACTTATTCAGGAAGTACTCAATGGGTTATTAATGGTTCTACAGGATCTGCAGTAATTACAGGTTCATATGTAACCGCGTCTTGGAGTGGTAGTAACTATGGAGGGGGTATATGGTTTACTGGTTCTAGTCTTACCCCTAAATTTAACTCTACTCAATCTTTAGCTTATGGTAATGATGTAGATCTTAATCTTGAAGTTACTGACATTATTACTAACTGGTATAGCAGCAGTCAATTCCCTTCTGTTCCTAATCAGTTACCTAATTATGGGTTTATTATTAAACAAATAGATTCTCAAGAATTTGTTAATAACCCTAATCAACAAGTCGAATTAAAATATTTTTCAGTTGACACTAATACAATTTATCCACCTAACCTAGAATTTAGATGGGTAGACTATGTATTTAATACAGGATCTTCTACTCAAACTATTATTACTAGTTCTCAAATCTATGTTTCTTTAGATAATAATAATGGAACTTTTTATAGTGAAAGTGTTCAAAGATTTAGAATAAATTGTAGACCACAATTCCCCGCAAGAGCCTTTCAAACAAATTCAATTTATACTACAAACTATTACTTACCACCTAGTGTATCTTATTATGCTGTTAAAGATCTAGATACAAATGAATTTGTAGTTCCATTCAATTCAACTTACACTAAAATTAGTGCAGACGTTTCTAGTAGTTATTTTGATATTTACATGAACGGTTTACAACCAGAAAGATATTATCAAATTTTATTACAAACTACTGTAGCTAATAATACTATAGTATTGAATAATGATTATTACTTTAAAGTAACTGCTGGGTAATGGCTCAACAAGAAATTCTATTAACTAAACAAGTATATGATAAAAATCAATACCAAAAGGTAATTGATACTACATTTACTCAATTAGTTCAACCTACATTAACTATTACAGGATCTGTACTTCCTACAATCGATGAATTTTTTTCTTATTACAATCAATTGTTTTTTGATATACCTAAATTTGGAGAAATAAATTCTCATGAGTATCTTATTAAAACTAGTCAAGAATACATAGGTGTTTCTAACGTTGTAAACGATGAAATCCAAGCGTTAATTGATGAAGTAACTGAATTAAGACAAGAAAATCTTAATCTACAGCAGCAAATATTAGACTCAGTAAACTCAACTAATGGCTAAAACAGTTAATATAAATAATATTAATCCTATTACATTTGAATTTCAGGATTATTCTCTTCAAGACAGTAATTTAATTACTAATTTTGAAGCAGAAACTTTATTTGATCCTTTAAATAATTACATTTCGTATTTTATTTATGATTTAAATAGTAATATTATATATTCTGAAGAGTCTAATTTTAGAGGATTTAGTATTGTAAATAATAACTTAGTTTTAGATCCTGTAGTAGATCTTGAAAGTGTTGGGTTTGATAATGGAGAATATAATACTGTTTATTTATTCTTAAATAATGAGGTATCTAGTTCAATTGATCAAAGATTATATATTGAACAAATTAGTTCTGATAGAACTGAGATTAGATTAAATACTACTCAAATTCCCAATTTAGATTTAATAGCAGGAGCTAATAATTTAATTAATAGAGTAAATTCAAATCCTGCTGTTTATTTTGATTTTTATTTAAATTTTGGGGATAATCAATTAGTAATTGCTAATAATATATTATTAGATACTACTAACCCTAATGATCCAACTATTTTAATTAAACTGTATGAATCTCTTCCAATAGAGTTTGGTATAAAAACCGAATGTTGGGTTGTAACACAAGTAGCAGATCCCGTAGCTTATAATGTAGTTATTAATCAAACTTTTATTTTAGAGGATGAAAATATCTATTTAAAAGGCCCTAATGTAAATTTAGGAATTAAAGATCAAATTAACAATTCTACAGAATATGTAAATTATTCAGTATTAACTACTTCTTCTTATGCAACTGGTTCTGGAAGTTTACAATATCAAATAAATAGTATATTAGCTGAACGTGGTATTGAAATAAATGTTGATTATTCTGATTATAGTAATTTTATATATTTCTCTTCAGCATTAACTCGTTTAGAAAATTTTTATTATAAACTTCAATTAATTGAAGAATATACTTATAGTGCTAGCTTATCTTCAGGGACTGGGGTTAATGCTTACGTTACTGAAAGCAGAAATGTATGGCAATCTAAAATTAATGAAATTATAACTACTTTTGATGGTTATGATTACTTTTTGTACTATGAATCAGGTTCGGGAGCTTGGCCTAAAACTAATTCTACATATCCTTATATTAATACTTCAACTACTTCGGCAACAGGACAAGCATTTTTAACTACGCAGTCTATTTCAGCTTCTGCTTATGATGCTGAAAATAATAATGGTTTAATTAATTCCATTCCTTCTTATTTAAGAGAAGATTCAGCTAATGCTCAATATGAATTATTTATTGAGATGTTAGGTGAAATGTTTGACAACATTTGGATCTACTACCAGGATGTAACCGAAAAATGGAATGCAGACAACCGTTTAAATTATGGTGTTTCTAAAGATTTAGTAGCGGATATTTTAAGAGATTTAGGTTTAAAAATTTATCAGAATAGTTTTTCTTCAACGGATTTATACGTTGGTCTTTTAGGGGTGACACCTGGTGGTAATCAATTCCCATTCCCATTTATAACCGGTTCTTTACCGACTCCTTCCGGGTATGAATACGTTAATACTTTAATATCTGCTTCAAGTGAGGTAGTACCTTTACAAGATGTAGAATATTCAACTTATAAACGTATTTACCATAATTTACCTTTATTACTTAAGAAAAAAGGTACAACTGTAGGTTTGCAAGATTTAATTACTACATTTGGTGTACCTGATACTATTTTAAGAGTTGCTGAATTTGGTGGTAAAGATAGAGATAATTCAAATGACTGGGATTATTGGCAACACAAATATAATAAAGCATTTGATACCTCAGGTTCATATTATGTTTCATCCTCATTCCAGTTAAATACTGCTTGGGGGGCTCCTTCAAATAGACCAGCTACTGTTAAGTTTAGATTTAAAACTAGAGGATTACCATTTAATACTGCTAGTATAGCTTCTCAAAGTCTTTGGTCTACTAACCAAGGAGTATCTACTGTTTTAAGATACACAGGATCAGGTTATATCTCAGGTTCTTACTCAGGTTCTATTATTGATCCCTATTACCAATATGCTAAACTAGATTTTTATCCTAACGTAGCTACTCCTAATACTTCAGCTAGTGTTTACCTACCATTTTATGATGGTGGTTGGTGGTCTGTAATGATTACTAGTGGAAGTGGAACTTTTACTCTATATGCGGGTGATAATTTATATAGTGGAGATGATGGTTCAACTATAGGATTTATAGCATCTTCTTCAATTGCTGATGCTTCAGGACAATGGCCGGCATCTACAGTTAGTTATTTAGGTTCAGGTAGTTTAGGAAAATTATTTTCTGGTTCTTTACAAGAATTAAGATATTACACTACTACTTTAAATTCTAGTTCTTTTGAAGAATTTGTTGTTAATTCAGATTCTATTAATAATAATGGAGTTAATACTACTCCAAATACTTTAGCTTTTAGAGCTTCATTAGGTGGAGAATTATATACCGCTTCAGTTTCAATCCATCCTAAAGTAACTGGATCTTGGATTACTACTTCATCATTTGCCTCTGATAGTAATTTTTATGTAAGCGCTAGTAGATACGCTAATAATGATGAATATATATTTTTAAGTCAACCTGCAGCAGGTATTCAAAATATAGTATCTAATAAAATCCAAATAACAGATACAATTATAGCCCGCGGCAACACTGTTAATACTGGATCTTTAGGTAATAACGTATTATCTCAATATAGATCAATCCAACAACAAAGTCCTCTATCAGCAAGCTATACTAAAAATCTAGCTTACACTGAGGTAGCATTCTCTCCACAAAACGAAATCAATGATGATATTATGAATTCACTTGGTTTCTTTAACATGGGTGAATATATTGGTGATCCAAGACAACGTTTTAGTGGAGCAGAATCATATCCTGATTTAGATGCTTTAAGAAATGCTTATTTCGAAAAATATAAAAACAATTATGACATTAACGATTACATAAGACTTATTAAGTACTTTGATAATTCGTTATTTAAAATGATTGCTAATTTTACTCCTGCTAGATCATCTTTAGCATCAGGAGTAGTTATTAAACAAAACTTACTTGAAAGAAATAAATACCCTCAACCTGAGGTTATTACCCAAACTACTATATCTTATGCTCCTAGTGGTTCAGACCCTAATATAGTTTTTAATACTCCAATTATATTCCAAGATATTACAATTACAGCCTCTATTGGTTCTACTCGTGGTTTACTTGATGATCAAACTATTTACACTGGTTCTTCTGATTTTGAATCTATCCCATTAGAAACAGTTTCAGGTTCACAAGGTGGTGCTTTTGCTACTTTAGAAACTCCAATTTCGGGTTCATCTTTACGTCCTGTAACTTCAAGTACTGGTCAAAAATATATAGCAGAATATGGCACACCAATTGAACCAGGTTTA